CAAGGGTGTCCTACAGTCCCATGTATATATATATAATAAACTGCGGTGCAATCTGGGGGTATACCCCATATAGCAATGTCAAAAATGTAGGTCTAGCTGCACAATATTACTAACGATAACTAAAGATTATTAATAGTTATTCCAATAACTCTCATTTATAAGAACACCGATAAGGATATAGTCAGTATTGTTGACCGAAGTTATAACGCTAACGCCAGGCGTGTCGCTTGATATTAGAATAGCAACTTTAATTAATTATATTTCTTGTTCCTGTGTTTTAAGATCTCATATAAAAAAAACCTACTAACTAAAATAAATTAATCAGTAGGTTTAATTATTTATTATTAATTATATTTAGGCAGTCCTTGAAACATTGACAATACACCAGCAAAGGAAATTAATATTCCTACCTGATAATGTTGACCATGTATAAAAATAAGTACACCTAAAAAAGCTAGTATAAAACCTATTAAAAGCATTAATAATTTTGCAAGTACTCCAGTCATTTATTTACAATTTTTAACAATTCCTGCTTTAAGTAAATTTGTTAAGTTATCCATAGTAATTGGGTTATCTCTAAATTTAATTTCATCTTTAATCATTTTTTGGTAATCATCATCTTGAAATTGTTTTAAAGACAACATTTTATACAAATTACTTGTACTTACATCTTGTATGTTATTATATTTTTTATTCATTTGTTATACCTCTTTGTTTATTAGTTTAATTCTTTATATATCCAATTTATATATATGCAAGTATTATTTTTAATTAAATTACTTTAGAATTATTCTAAACTAGATACTGTTGCAAATATATCACACATAAAAAAAATATACTTTTTGTATTGACAATAATAATTAATATACTAAATGTATATTGTGTTTAATTTGTTAGATATGAAAACATCACTTACGGAACGTAAGAACAAATTAAGCACAAAACAAATGAAAGAGGAAACAATGACAAAAGATAGAAAAAAATGTGCTGATCTAGTACATCAAAAATATCAAGATACATTAAAAGATTATGAAGACGCATATAATTATTTTAATGAAGATGAAGACAAAAGAAAACCTAATGAAGACTATGAAAGCTATGAAGATTTTTTTGATTATGTAAATCAATCTGGCTTATGTTTTGATTTTGTAGAAGCTAACACCTTTGAAGATCAAAAGTGTGGCTATTGGCGTTTCCAAATGTCTTGGGGTGGTCCTTCTGATGAATTTAGAATTTATACTGACTACGATAAAAATATTAATTACATTGAATATTGGTATATGGATTGGTTTGATGGTGCTTCTATTCGTGTCAATGATGATGTTATATATCACCTTTGCCAAATGTTTTTAGAATGTTCAGAACACCCTGAACCAAATCAATATGAAGCTGAAGAGGTCGCCTAATGTATAAAATCAATATTATAAAACATTATAAATACAAAACAGCTTGGCTTGATTGGTTGAAGTATAGAAAACCAATACCAAACCATATAACACCAATGAAACTAAACAATTTAATTGGCGGTTATGGAACATATAACAAACTAAAAAAGGGGGAATAATGAGTGACAATACCTATGGTATAGTTTATGGACCTGATAACATTTATACAGATGTTTCAAATACCTTAAAAGGTGCTAAAAGATACGCAACAAACAGAGGATATGACAAAGTTGGAATTAGATATAATTCTGGTTATTATTGTTCAGTTGTTGCTATTAAAATAAATAATAAATGGACCAAACCAAAGAAGGGGGAATAATGAAAAAGAAAACAGCTAATAAAAAAATATTAAAAGCAGTTAATGAAATACAAAAAATATATTTAATAATTAATGAGATAGAAAACAAAGATGAAAAAAAAATTATTCATCATTTATTTCAAGATTTATCAGATAAATTAATGGATAATGTATAAGGGGGAAGAATGAGAATAACTTTATTTGGTAAAGATATTTATATAACTAAAAAATGGAAACAAGATCTATTATCCTGGAGCTTATATTATAGAACAGAAATAGTAATAGCTATTGCTAGTTTTATTCTTGGAGCTATAATATTTTAAATGAATAAACAAATACAACAACAAAATTTAAGGGAGTTAGCTTCCATAAAAACAAATGGAAGAATAAGGATTTTAGCTAGATTAACTTTCTTAAATCTTATGAGTGCCAATGGAGTTATGGCAAAGACAATCATAAGAAACTATAAACAAAGACAAGAGAGGGAAAATGAAAACATACGACATAACAATACAGTATGATGTTCAAAAAAGGTATTATGTAAGAGCGTCATCTGAACAAGCTGCAAGAAATAAATTATATAATTATGATAGATGGAAAAAAGATATAGAAACTTCTGGATCTATGGAAGATTGGGAATATAGAGATATTCTCTAATTAATAATTATAAACAAAAACAAGAAAGGGAAAGCTATGAAAGAGATGGAACAAATAGGTAAGTATGTAGGTAAGGTTCATAAAAAATTTATGAATGTTAAGACTACAACTGACGATCACTTAATGAGAGATTTATGGTTTACAATGAATGTATTGACTATGGCAACAAACAATTTGCGTAGGTGGTCATTGACAACTTCAACACCAGATAAATCTTTTAAGTCAATGTTAAAAGAGCATTTAAAAAAAAACAAAATAAAATTAGATTAATCTTTACTATCAGGGGGTATATCTGTTATATCCCCTGATACATCAATTAAGTTATCCTGGTTATCTTCCCAAGAAATTCTAATATTACTATCTGATTTAACATCAATCTTTTGCTTTTCAGTAAACAAAGAAGATACTCTTGGAGCTAACCATTTTAAATAGTTGGCTCTCTCTCTGATAAAGACAAGCATATTAGGATCAACGTCAGGGTTATCATTATTAAATAAGACTAACATCTTCTCAACTAAAGTCTTGATACCTCTCTCTTGAGCTAGTTCAAATCGTTCCTTTGTCTTTGGGTTTTGATCCAAGTACTTGTATAGCGTTGTCAATTTGATCCGTAAATCTTTTGCCAATTCGTACAGAGTTTCGCCATCGTGAATACGATCTATTAAAGTATTTAGTTCTGTATCGGATAGTGTTAGCTCTTTGTTCTTGGTCTTGGATATATCTTTTGATTTCATCTTCTGATTTGGACTTAAAATTTTTTAAGTTTTTTAACATATTAATCTTGGATTGTATATCTATTCTATTGTTTCTGTATAAACCCATATATTTTCTAGTCTTGTGATTCCAACTCTTTGATGCCTTATGGTAGGTGCAAAGCATACGTCTTGACGTTGGCGTGAAGTACCCCTTACATCTACATCTCTTACCAGAATGACGAGCTATTGCCTCACATTGTATCTTTATTTTTCCCATGGTTTTATACCATGTTTTATATTATATTCTTTCTTTCTTTTATAAGCGAAGTTCTTTTCCTTTGTAATCTTCTTCAACTCCCTTTGTATTATCTTGGGATCTACTAAATTTTTTTGACGAGCTAGTTCCTCTTTTCTTTCAATAGCTAGTTTACAATAATAGACATTCTTATTATCTGATTTAAGGTCAGGCAGGTCTAGTACGGCTAATGAATTAATTATGTTATCAAGATTACCTCTATTCTCACTAATTATTTTATCAATATTAGATAATGTATTATGTTCTTCTAATATAGGCGTAAAACGGCTATCTTGTGTAGGTTTAACGGCTATCTTAATTGGTTCATATAATTTTTCAGCTTTCAAGAATACCTCATTAACAATATAAGTTTTACCAGATTTACCTCTAAAAGATTTAACAACATTTAATTTATTTAAAGTGGATAGGCAGCTCTTGATCGTAGTTCTACATAGACCAGTATCTTTATGGATTGTTTCGTGCCTTAATCTTGCCTCATATCCATTCTTTTTCCAAGCATATTTCATCACAGATAAAAAAACATTTAGACAATGGGATTTATGTTCGCCATCTAGCTTGTTTAAATGGTGGTATAATTTATAAGTTATAAATAAAAAACCTCTACTTGTGTC